CAAATTGTCAGTCATTTCATTGAGCATCACGGTTCCGATGGTCGCCTTTTACAGGCAACTATTGGCAATCAGGGCATACGCATTAGGACGCGTGATCAGCTAATTGCTGACAAACTTCGGAGAGGCGCGAAACTCTCCACCCAACCCGAACACGGCGAAGATGACGCTAGTGCTGAAGAACCCAACAGCACAGGCGAAAAATCTCCCGTCAACGAGGTGATTGTTGATCCAGACCTTATCAAGTTACACTATGAGGAATCCGTGATTAGTGAACCGAGTGGTGTTGAGCACATTGACTCCACCCTTGGCTCACAACTTGAACAGGTCCAATCACAATTGAAAGGCTCGTTTTCAACTCCGATTGTAAAGCAAGCGACACGAAGCATTGAACAACTTGTTCTGCTGGTTATTGGCTTGCAATACGATACCTCTTTAGAGGCTATTGTGTTGCGATGTGTCCAATTTCTGTCTGCTATAACGGAGGGGGGAATTATTTTAACTTTGAAAGATTCCCTCATGAAATACGCAGCTGCAGCAGCCATCCCTGACATGCTTAAGGGAAAGACTGTGAAAGAGTGTTTTGACACTGAAAATGCGCGAACGGAACCTGAGATGTTCTCTGCGGAGAGCTTGAAAATCTGGGAGACCATGAAACAAGGCATTTTCACGAAACATCTCTCTTACATTCTTGGCACTGTGTTCGCATTCTCTGCTTGTAAAATCAAGAACATCAAGTTCAATCATCCGATTTACGAGAAGATTGCTGAGCACGCAAATGCTGAAGAGATTGATGGTATGGACCTGATCGATCATGCGATTAAGTTGTACAACTGGACTTCGACAGTAGGTATGGCTTGTTTGGAGGCTCGCAGTTTTGAACCCTTAACTGTGAATACTTCCACACTTGCCAAGTGCCATGAGAAATATTACTATTGGCACAAGAAATTTCTCGATTTCAAACGAGAGGGCAGATCCACAATGGAGGAGCGCCAACTCATGTTTGTTGAAGTTGAGACAATTCTCACCCTACTAGAACGATTCGTCAAGTGTCAGAAAGAGAAATTTATGACACTGCAGGCCTCTAGTCTTTTCAGAGAGGTCACTGCATTGTACAATGATGTCAAGGATTTCGTTCAGAAGGTGGATCGCGTTAAAGTGGCAATCGGTTTTCATATTGTTGGCACTCCCAAATCTGGGAAATCAACAATTGCTCCAATGATTCAGGAGCAAATTTGTATGGCTCGAGGTGTTGAATATCGTGAGCAGGATAACGCTCAAGTAAATCTTTTAGCACCTTATCAAGATGAGCTAACCAACGCCACTCAAACTATCACCATCAATGAGACTTTGCCAATTAAGGAACACTTGGCTAAATCTGTGGAAACGGCTTACAATACAGCGCTCGCGCTAGTTGATCCTGTGCCTTTCCATCCGAATAGATCAAATTTGGAAGATAAAGCCAAAATCACCTGTACTCATATTGGTGTAGTTTCAACTGGAAATACCGAACAACCTTTCCTCAATGTCGCCCGTACTCCAGGCGCTTGGGAACGACGATACACTATCATTAACATGACAGTGCGCGATGAATTTTCTGATGAATTCGGACGTCTCGTTTCAAGCAAATGCGACGGGAGCGACGATTATCATAGTTTTGATGTTTATGAAATCGTCTATATTGGAAAAGAGAGGAAGATCGTGTATTTCGAGGTCGATGGAAAACGATCGCTTGGATTGAACACTGAGGAATTGTTTGAACTTATTCGCAAGATGTGCATTGATCATTTCGCTGAGCAAGATCGCTTAGATGAAAAGCACAACCAAGCCAAAGCACCTGGATGTTTAGTGTGCAAACGCTTGGGTGGTATGTGCAAATGTCCTAACAAGGATGCACATTCTCTTGCTGGTAAGAGCATGCAATGCATTGAGGCGTCAGTTTATACCAATGCATCTCAGTGCGGAGGACGTAGTACAATCGTCGGGAATAAGTGCACCCCTTGTAAGAAGGGTGCAATCAATAACAATTGTATTTACTGTGGATTGTGCATGAGCAGTGATGATAGCGAATCTGGACAAGAACCGACGGAACCTGAAATGGGAGTTGTTGCAACAGCAGCTTCCACTGCCGGGTCCCTGATATGGTCTTCGGTTTTGCCTTGGGTGAACCCCTTCATCAAAGCGCAATGGCTTTGGAGTATCGACAACAACACCATGAAAGTGTTCCACGAAGAGATTGTCGAAGAACTCAGCTATTGGCCCGACACCATCGGGTGTACTGCTTTTAGCTTAATCCCTCGGTCCTGGGAAGTACGACCAGATGGATCTCTCACATGGTTTGGCAGAAAGAAAGACTCTTATTTGCGGATGATGGCTGCTGAGAAGCAGATATTTCTCCCGCTTTCCTACTACTTTCGCCGAGCTTTGTGTTGGGGTCTTATCTCATTCATGTTCTTCGCATCTGCTTGCTACTTAATGGAGCGGATCGGACTCAATCCTCGAGAATATGAGGCTATTGAGTATCGTGAGCGAATATACCATGAATGGGACTGGAAATATTTCTACCCCGAATATTCAAGCTACGTGATGGAACGACGCGAAATGTATGCAGAGAGAGGAATTTATACTGAAAACTGGCTAGATTGGAAAGACTACTATGTAGACATTTACTACTGGCAACGGTTATTAGGTTACCTCTGCATACCTTGGTACTTCACAAGAGTGAAACTGGTTCCGGTACTCGTCGCTCGCACTTATGAATGGTGGTTAGCACCCACTATTGCATGTATTTTTATTACACTCACTATGTTCTTCTACATGTGGTTTCGACGTTGGATGGGATTCACCCAGCGTTATGAGGACTTGAAGAAGAGATGCGCAAGTGATCCTCATCTTCAAAAGAGTGTTTATGATAAAGCGAGACGACACCCAACAGAGTACAATCACCTTCTCCCTACAGCAGTTGGTGTTGTCGGAGCAATTGTTACAGGTCTTATGATATGGAACTCAATGAGGTCCATCCCAGAGGCCGACCTCAAGCGCGATGAAAACACCAAGTCTTGGAGTGACTGGTTTAGTTGGTCTCGAGTGGTTGCACAACCACAAGAACCAGCCAATCATGCCAACTCCGAGGCTGTCGAAGCGATCGGCAAGGCCATGGTTGATGTGTATGCCACAGTAAATGGAAAAGAAAGGAAAATTTCTGCTGTGTTTACACGACCAGGAGTCATGCTGATACCTCGACACTTCTTCAAGGAGAACGTTGACAAAGAGGAGATCCTTGAGTACCTCGACCTTCGGTATGAGTGCAAGGGCGGAAAGTTTAAAGTCCGCGCTTATGCCAAGAGTATGATGAGAATTGGTACCAAGGACGCAGTTTTGTTACGTGTTTCAAAATGTCCGAAGTTGAAAAAGGGAATTGATTATCTCTTACCCAAGAATACGGGTGAGGATTGCATCAAATCCCAGCTTGTATATCGAGAAGGCAATGAGACCAAAACTGAAACTTTCAATGCAAAATACGAGAAGGAAGTGTTTTGTGGAGAGTTCAGTTGTGGACGCGGTCAGATGTACATCTCAACCAAGACAAAGAAGGGTTTCTGTGGTTGCCCCATTCTCTCAGATCGTAGAGATGGAGCAATTATTGGATTTCACATAGCTGGATTACCCCACGGACTGACCTCCAGGAAGGGTTATGCACAAGAGATTCTCTTCAGTGAGTATGAAGAAGCGTTCAAACGACTTGAAAAGCTTCCGAACTATATTACTACACCGGAGATGCATGATCTGTGCACGACTCGCTTTGGTCAGAAACTCGTACATGGACCTGGACCCCATCCCAAAACCCAAATGTTTGAAGAGGGAGAGATGGATCCTTACCCGTGTATGGAAGTTATAGGTCACAACACCGATCTTGTACGCTACAGATCGCGAGTCCGTAAATCCATGCTTAGTGATTCCATTGAGAAACACATGGGAGTGAAATGTAAGTGGAAAGCTCCCTATCTCAAAGAACCTTGGAAACACCACAACAAAGCTCTGAAATTTGTCGCCGAAGGAGCTTGGGAAGTACCCCCTGAGTCACTTGAATGGGCCGTCGAGGATTATTGGAATCAAATAAAACCGGCGCTCGAAGCTCACATCAGGAAACATCCAGAATTGTGTCGGCCTTTGACACTTGATGAAGCCATAAATGGTGTTCCGGGCTCTCTCTACATGAAAGAGTTTAAAATGAACACTGCAGCTGGTTTACCAGGTGGAACGAAGGAAGATAGTGGTCTATTTGTTCGATTGGACCCTTATCCGGATGGTCGCAAACGATATGGATTAACTCCAAAAGCCGAGGAATATCTCAAGATTATTGATAAACATCTTGAAGATGGGCACTACCTTGGTGTGTGGGTGCGTTCGTGTTTGAAGGATGAAGTTGTGGAAGAAGATTCGGAGAAAGTGAGGCTTTTCTACATCATGGAGTGTTTGTTCGCTCTACGTTGTAGACAAATGTTCTTACCTATCTGTGAATTCATTTCACGCCATCCTCTGACCACTGAATGCCTCGTTGGAGTAAATTGTGCGAGCAAAGAGTGGCAGCAATTCAAAGATTTCATCAATGAATATGCGACTGATGGTTTGGGTGTTGATTGGGACTACTCTAAATATGATCTGAAACGATCCGCTGATGTGATGTGCTCTTCGGGCAAACTTTACATCAGGATGGCCAGATTTATGGGAGAGGTCACTAGAGAGATGAAGGTTTTCATTGAAATCAACACCTACACAGAGGGAGTTCTCATAAAGATGGGTTATTCACTCGAAGAAATTCGAAATCCTGTCATCAATTGGAATGGTACAGTCATTTGGATGTACATTTGGAGTTCCGGTAATACGTTGACAGTGTATGGTAATAGCACTGAGAACTCTCTCCATCAACGCATCTCGTTTCATTGGAATGGAACTAGATTGCTTGGCCCCGAAAAATTCAAGGAGTTAGGCACGTTTCGAGATAACGAACACATCGGAACGTATGGGGATGATGGAACGAGTGGCTCTAAGCCTGAGGTCCGAGAAATTTGCGGATTCAGTGCTAAAAAGAGATACTTTGATTTCATCAACATGAAGATCACCAATGCCAAGAAAGATGGCGAGGAGGACGACGCCATTCCCGCAGAGGATATTGACTTCCTCAAGCGTAAGGATGTTTACCATCCAAAACTTGGCTGCTGTGTTGGTGCCCTCAACAAGGACTCGATCATGAAAATGGGTCACATGAGTTCTGGTATGGGTGAGCCTGAGGATCTTGCAGTTGCCTCAATGCTCTCGATGCTTACTGAAGCTTTTCTCCACGGAGAAGAGTACTACGAGTACATTCGAAGCAAACTGCAGGACATCGCCCGCGAGAACCACATCTGGACTGATGCTCTTTATTTGTCTTATGACAACCGCGTCGAGATGTGGAAACTCAAATATGACGACTAAGGTCGTCGCCCCGTCGTGGGAGGACGTTAAACTCCTGTCCAGTTTGAAATCTGGTCGCCAAGGCAAAGCAAAATTCTCAGGTGTGTTTGGATACCAATGGGATCCGTCGAACAGGATCCCACGAGGCTTCGCACTTTGAATGTTCTTGTTCCTAGGCTGGGCAGCCAAAGAACCGATTCATAAAGCCCGAATCAAATAATAATAACACATCTAAGATCTATACCATGGGCATGGGTATGGACACCTCAACAGGTACGCAAAATATGTCCTTTCAGGATAACGTCGCTGGGTCTATGGATTCCCGAGGGACCAGCATGGATATTACACGTAATGTGGCCTTCATGCAGGATACGACCCTATCGGAATTCTTCCAACGACCAGTCAAAATTCTCGAAACTGACTGGTCTGTAAACACTCCGTTGTTTCAGCGATTTAATCCTTGGGCTCTCTTTTGGGAGAACCCACGCAACCTCGAGAAAATCAGTAACTACTATTTGCTGAAGTGCAACCTTCATCTGAAGGTACTGATCAATGGTAATGCTTTCTACTACGGAAGGGCAATCATGGCATATGAACCTCTATCATCTTCGGATGATCTTTCAGCCAACCTTCTTAAACGTAGAGCAGCGTATACCAATGCCGATCTTGTTCGTTTATCTCAACGAATGCACGTTTACCTGAATCCCACTGAGTGTGTTGGGGGTTCTCTTTTGCTTCCATTCTTTTATCCGAAGAATGCCTTGCGTATTCCACGGAAAGAATGGAGTGAACTAGGTGAATGTGTGCTTATGAGTATAAACAACTTGCAGCACGCAAATGGTGGAACTGATCCGATAACCATTTCTGTATTGGCCTGGGCTGAGAATGTCTCGTATGCAATTCCAACTGCATACACCCCTGCAAATACTCTGAAAACCGTCCCTGAGATGGCTGATGAGCATGAGCAGGCTGTCATTTCTCGACCTGCTAGCACTGTGGCAAGATATGCGAGAGCACTTACCAACATACCTTGGATTGGTCCATTTGCGCGAGCGACTGAAATTGGAGCAGGAGCTGTTTCAGCAATTGCTAAGATTTTCGGTTACTCCGCGCCAGTGGAACTCAATTACAATATGATGGTTCCGGCTCCGCGCCCTTCGCTAGCAGTGGTTGATACGAAATACCCCGCCAATAAGCTGAGTGTTGATAGTAAACAGGAAGTCACTATTGATCCAACCACTACTGGTATCAGGAATGATGACGAACTGCCAATTGCATCAATTGCAGGTAGGGAATCATATCTTGAAACCTTTAATTGGTCAATAAATGATACTCCTGAGAAGTGTCTCTACCAGATCCGTGTAGATCCATTTCTCCGACGCGCTCAGGGTAATGAGCACCACTTTACAGCATGCGCTGCCGCTGTATACCCATTTAGGTATTGGAGAGGAACGATGAGATTTAGGTTTCAAATTGTTTCTTCTTCTTATCATAAGGGTCGCATACGGTTGGTGTATGATCCCTATGCTGGAGTGGTCAATCCTGAGTACAACACTCACTATACCACTGTTCACGATATCTCGAGTGAGAAAGATTTCACTATAGATATCGGGTGGGCACAAGACGAACCTTACAGGAGACACTTGCTCCCTTCTCAAACAGGCACCTCAACTAGCGATACCATTGCTCTTGACCATATTGAGGGTGCCACTAATGGAGTATTGAGTTTCCACGTCATGAATCAGCTGACTGTACCGGGTACAGTAGTATCTGACGTCCAAGTCAACGTGTTTGTATCCATGCTGGAAGACTTCGAAGTCGCCCAGCCCTCTGACACCATCGGAGAATACAAACTCAGAGACCCCACTCAATCCGTCCCAGTTTTCAAAACTGTGCCAGAAATGGCTGACGGAATGGAAGATGACGCCGATTGCTGCGACACGCCGGTTGCTGATCCGCCCACTATCGACACGATGGCTGATACGTTAATTGAAACACCAGAGACCACCAAGTTATTTTTTGGTGAGGTAATTGGATCTTTCCGACAGATGATGAAGAGAGATTCACTACATGAGGTAATTCATATTGACGATAATTCAGCCTCCACATATGCAAGGATAGCTCGAAGAGCTTTCCCAGAATTTGGTGGTGCGTACCCTCGTGGTGCGTATGCCAATAGTATGGTCCTTATATATGGAAACAACTCGCAGTACATTCCGTGTGCAATGACATGGGTTAACTATGTCGCGATGATGTTCGCCGGTTGGCGAGGATCCGTGCGATGGACCTATGATACCAGCATGCTGAATGTGTCGGGTGGTGAAGATGTATTCAACTCTGTGACTGCTACTTACTCCAGAGAGGATGTAACTTCAAGGACTAATACTTTTGTATTGACCAACCCCTCGACTATGCTGCCCCTGACCAACGTTGTCACGACCATGCTTGATAGAGGAACGGGTGAAGCCCTCAGAGGTGCCTATCTAGGCAACACTGGGGTTAACCCGATCCAATCAATTGAGGTTCCTTTCTACTCAAATAAGCGATTTTATCCTGTTCTTAAGGATTATGGCTTTGATGTCTCTGTGGAGGAGCCCTCTTATCAATGGTCTGCGATTCTGCCAGGAACGAATGACGACGCAGATTTGTCACTCCTAAGGGTCTACTGTTCCGCAGGAGAGGATTTCAACCTCTTCTTCTTCAATGGAATGCCGCCACTGTATTACAGTCCGTCATTTCCATCCGACCCAGGCCCAGCAATTTAGGAGTGCTGGCACTTGACCTGATCCGGATGTCGCTATAAAAGACGGGCCATTTAGGGGATTTGGTACCCCCTTCATGGACGAGGACCCTTGCTGTTGAGGATCTGTGGATGGAAAACTTTTTGAGACACCAAGTCACAGATCGCTCAACAATAGCATGAGGTGATCGTGTATTGCTTAACTTTCGAGAGCAGCCGCTCGCTAAGCAATACGGTTGCGCTCGACAATGTCGAAAAGGCATCATACCTTCGGGTAAAATCGTTGCCTACCATAGCGTTAATGCGTGGCCTTTGGGACCCAGCCACCTAATTGGGTCAACCTAGGACGAGAGAGAGGGAGCCCTCTCTCACGGGGCAGGACTTGAGCCTGCCACGTCCGGCAAACTGAGATTTTATAATTAGTACAAGAGTTATATGTCCCGGCTTGCCGGGAAGATTTGTATTGTGCTCTTATTTAATGTTAGGTTAGCCGGGAAATTTATGTACTATTCTGGTGCGACTATGGGTTAGAAGATTCCCTTGGATGTCGCGACAGTCTAC